ACCGCCCATGTGTCGGGGTCAACACGACAGGCATGGGGGACAAGTGACTACTGTGGGAAAGCGTGAGAGAGTCACAGGGGCGGCGAAGATAGAACCCCTACGCGAACGTCTGTCGGGCATGTGCGGCTCCGTCCGAGTGTGTAGAAGGCTAGTCCCTTTCAATGGGGAGGGCTAGGCTTTGCTCACCATCCGAGTGAGGGTTTAGAGTAGGTAGAAGGCTATAGTAGGTAAGGGATTAGAGTAGGTAGTAATCTTTTTTTTTAGAGGGTAAGACTATGGAAGAGTTCAAGACATTTAGAGGTTTGCTAGCTTTCATCTTTTTTTTAGCTGGCTTAGTGTTAGTGATAGCTGCATGGTGGACAACATGACAGGCTATCAAAGTAAGAAGGCTGCGGCTTTAGATGAAGAAGGCTTTTTTTTAGTACATCACACGGAGAATAGAAGAATGAAAGTACAGGAAATCATTGACTACGCATACCCCAACATGATGGCAGAGAAGCACCTACAGGCTGCCCATCAAGCTATGCTTATGAAGCAGTATGACGTTGCCCTAGACCACACGGCAGAGGCCATAGCACAGGCCAACATGATGATGGATGCCATACGCTCCATGCGTAAGCTGGCAGGGCATTAACCCCTGTCTCTTTTTTTCCACAACTTTACAAACTATTTTACAGAAAGGACTTTACTGCACATAACTTTGTAGGCTTATAATCGTACCCGTGGGAAGTTCCCCACTACTTAATGAAAGTTTCAAATGACCAAATACTGTGTAAATTGCAAGCACTTCCGTCCCAAGGTGGGGGACGAACATCACGAATACGCTCGCTGCTCTGTCAGTACGCGCAACAACCCCATCTCCCTTGTCACTGGTCAACCAACGTCTGCTTACCTATTGCCGTATGCAGAAGTAATGCGGCTCACTGGCGAGGACAAGTGTGGCCCAGAAGCCCTATTCTTTGAGGAGCAATTCTAATGTCTGACTTTTCCCCCCAAACCCGTAACAGTGCATGGTGGTCAGGCGATAGCCGCCTAGCTGCCCAAGGCAAAGCTAACGTGGCTATCTTGACCAAGCAGGGAAAGATGGAGCGTGAAGACCTTTCACAAGTGGAAGCTGTCCAGATGGGGCATGTGATGGAGCCGGTCATTGGAAGGCTGGCTCAATCCAAGCTAAAGGTTGAGTTGACCAAGATAGAGGATGCCTTGACCCATCCTAAAGAAAGCTGGCTCCGTTCTCACTTTGACTTTGTAGGAAAAGAAAATGGTAAGACATTTCTGGTGGAAGCTAAGAACTACAACGCAGCAATGCGCTCTAAATTTGATGCTGATACTGGACTTATGCCAGTTGCAGATATGGCTCAAATTGTCCATGAGGCCACGGTCTATGGTTGCGATACTGTTTATCTGGCCGTGCTATTTGGTGGTCAGGAGTTCGTCCTTATTCCTCAACAAATTACTGAGCAGATGAAGGAAGACCATATAAAAGAGATGGCAGTCCTGTGGGCGCATGTAGTAAGCGGTACTGCTCTCCCCCCTGAGTCTGTTGACCAAGCAAGGGCGCTATACCCTGTGTCCTCAGAAGCTACCAAATTAGCCTCTGCAAGCGTGGAGCAAGCCGTACTCATGCTGGCGGCTATCAAGCGTGAGATTAAGGCCTTAGAAGACCGCGAAGACCAGTATCAAACGCTAGTGCAGGGTTACATGGAAGACAAGGCAACCCTAGCATCTATAGATGGAAATGTCCTAGCTACTTGGAAGTCTGCCAAGTCATCTATGAAGTTTGACTCTAAGCTGTTTGAAAGTGCTATGCCTGACATTTACCGCCAGTTTGTGCGGGAGATGCCCGGTAGCCGCCGTTTCCTGATTAAGTGAGGTTCACTATGTTTATGTTTTCTAATGAAAAGAATCGTCTGCTTGATGAGGTAGAAACTCTGCGAGGCCGTGTTGCGGTGCTGGAATCTTACATACGCAATCTGAAGCTAAAGGATTGGGAAATTGAGAAGCAACATCGTTACGGGTCAAAGCTGGACGGCACACCGAAAGCAAAGCCGGGAAGGAAACCAAGTAAATGATAGACAAAGCCTATCCCTTTTCCCACAAGCATCCTACTACTGGACTAACCACCAGCAGCGAGGGAATGGACTTGCGAGACATATTTGCTATCGCAGCATTGCCTGTGGTGCATGAAATTAGTGGTGGGTTCTACCGCAAGAAAGCGGAAGATGCCTACCGATTAGCAGATGAAATGATGAGAGCAAGGAGAAAGACAAATGAGTAATATTATTCCCTACAACGACATGCAACAGATGGCAGAGGTAGCTGCCAGTAGCAAGATGTTTGGGTTCAAGAACCCGCAAGAGGCATTAGCAATCATGTTGCTGTGCCAAGGCGAAGGACTGCACCCTGCTATCGCTATGCGTGACTATCACGTTATCCAAGGCCGTCCAGCACTGAAAGCAGATGCCATGCTTGCTAGATTCCAGCAAGCTGGTGGTGCAGTCAAGTGGGATGTCTACACTGACCAAGAGGTGACAGGCACGTTCTCACACCCTTCTGGTGGCAGCTTGGCTGTAACGTGGACTCTTACCCATGCCAAACAGATAGGGATAGCTTCTAAAGATAACTGGAAGAACTATCCCCGTGCCATGCTCCGTGCGCGGTGTATCTCAGAAGGCATCCGTGCTGTCTATCCCGGCTGCGTGGTGGGTGTCTACACCCCGGAAGAGGTACAAGACTTCCAGCCAGCCCCTGTCGGTAAAGACATGGGAATGGTAGAGGAAGTAATAGCAGAACCAGACGGGGCTTTTGAACTATTTGTTCCCGGCAATGATGAGGCTTACAACCGCTTCCATACTGTTGAGCAATGGCTGGAGGCTTACGTCACTATGGTGGCCCGTATCACTAAGTCTGCCAAGATGGATGAGGAACTGAAAGCAGAGAAGATTGATGGCCTCAAGGCTTGCAACATGAACATGCTGGACTCTCTGGACAACATGCTCAAGGTCAAGATGAAGGGCATGTTAGTCACTGCTGGAGTGTCTGTTAGCCCAAAGCCGGATACGCCCCCTCTAAGTCCCGGAGTGGTACACAGCGTGACAATATCCTAAGACACTTGGAAGCTGGCAAGGCAATCTCTCCTATAGAGGCACTGAATTTATACGGGAGTTTTCGCCTTGCTGCTCACATAGAAGTGTTGCGGAGAGAGGGATACAACATCTTTACCCACATGGTCAAGGCCAATGGTAAAGAGTACGCAAGTTATACGTTAACGAAAGGAAGAGTATGAGCAATCAACATCGTGAGATGCCAGGGTCAGGAGTGGCCTACTGGGAAGAGGAAAAAAAGTCAGAGAAGGGGCCAGACTACAAAGGCTTCATAGTCCTAGAGATGGACTACAAAGCTGGAGAGAAGCTGAAGTTTGCCGTCTGGCAGCGCCCTACTTCCAAAGGCACAACCCTGCTGTCTTTCAAGGAAGACAACTGGACTAAGCGTAAGAAGGCAGAGGAGCATGAGGCTCATCGTTCAGAGGTTGTCGAGGTGGTTCCAGCTTACCGCAAGCATGTTCAGCCTAGCCGTGTTGATGACGATGACGTACCCTTCTGATGGCAAAGGAGTCACCCACCAGTAGGACGCTGGCAGTCTTGCGAGAGCAAGGTTACACAGTAGCTATCGTAGAGAAGTGGAACCCACACGCACGAATACGACAGGACTTGTTTGGCTTCATAGACATATTGGCTATCAAGCGGGATGAGACTCTGGCAGTGCAAGCTACAGCGTCCGGGGTGAGTGACAGGATAAAGAAGATTATGGCTAGTGAACTTTTACCGAAAGTGAGGGAAGCGGGATGGAAGATACAAGTGTGGGGCTGGCGCAAGTCAGCGAAGACAAACAAGTATGTACTCAGGATAGAGGACATATCGTAGAACTTATCAACATGTCTATCCAACAACTGTGGGATATGGCATACAAGGCCGGGTTTGAAGACGGCATGACTTTTATTTCTAAGGATTAATCATGGCAAAAGGTGGATTGGTAGTGAAAAAGGCATCAACAAAGGTTGCAGCTAAGAAGGTAAAAGAGCCGGTAAAGCCCCATATCTTTGTGGCTACGCCTATGTATGGAGGTATGTGTACAGGATACTTCTGTAACTCATTGATTAACATGACAAATGTTATGAAGAATGTTGGATGGGATATGTCCTTCTCTAGCATGTTTAATGAGTCTCTCATCCAGCGTGGACGCAACGCTCTTGTCCACCAGTATCTGAAGACACCTTGCACCCATCTATTGTTCATTGACGCAGACATTAAGTTTGATGCCAACGACATTCCCTTGATGGTGCAAGCAGACAAGGACATCATCTGCGGCATCTACCCTAAGAAAGAAATCAACTGGCACGGGGTAGAGCAAGCAGTCAAGCAGGGTGTACCGCCGCAAGAACTCTCTAAGCGTACAGGTGCGCTGGTGGTTAACCTAGTGGGCTATCAAGGGGCCGTAACTGTCCCTGCGGACAAACCTGTAGAGATATGGGCTGGTGGTACTGGCTTTATGCTTATCAAGCGCCGTGTGTTTGACAAGCTGAAGAAGAAGGTAAATGCCTACAACAATGATGTGGCTGTCCTGTCCAACACTATCCAGCCAGCAGAACGCATTACTGAATACTTTGCTTGCAGTATTGAGCCGGGTACAGAGCGTCTACTGTCAGAGGACTATCACTTCTGCCGGGTAGCGAGAGAGAACGGCATCAAGATACACGCAGCGCCGTGGGTACGTCTGGGCCACTTTGGAACATATCTTTTTGAGGGCGGCTTGCTGCCAGCACCATGAAATTCTCACAAGATTGGTTTACTGAAAACATTCCCAACTTTGAGGCTTGCGCTGCCAAGCTGCCAAGCAACAGTTCATTCTTAGAGATAGGAAGTTTTGAGGGCATGTCAACGTGTTGGATGCTCCAGAACATGCTGTCCTATGATGGTGAACTGGTCTGCGTGGATACCTTTGATGGGGGGGATGAATACGCTGGTATTGACCTTTCTGACCTACGCACTACCTTTGACTCTAACGTGGAAGAAGCAGCAGATGAGAACCAATCCATAGAGGTCTTAGCCAAGACTTCTTGGGAGGCTTTGAGCGAGTTGGTGTATTTGGATTTCACGTTTGATTTCATTTATCTGGATGGCAGCCACAAAACACCAGAGGTTCTGTTAGATGCTTGTCTTGCATTTAAGTTGTTAGAGCCAAAAGGCGTAATGCTTTTTGACGATTACGGCGGTGGTGCTGGCGTAGGTGCAGCAGTAGATGCCTTCTTAGAGGCATACAAGGGGCAGTACAAAGTAATTCTAAAGAATTACCAGTTAGCCATTCAGAAGACTAGCGTTTAGCTGTCTTGGCTGCTTTGCGAAAAGATGCGGCAGTAGGGTAACCTTTCTGTCCGGGTCTTTTTGCTGGCAGACCAGCTTTCCTACGTTTGTTGATGTTGTAGTACAACCCACGCTTTGCTTTTGGTTTTTTCATCTGCATCCCCAACGTTTTCTAGCGGCCTTGCCACGTTCACCTGTCCAGCTTTTAGACCGGGCGCAGAAGGACTTGTGACGGGGGCCAGACTTAGTAGGTGCTTTCAAGTTACTACCTGTAGCCCTATTTGCCTTTGCCCTACCCTTGGCGGTAAGACCACCACCTTTTTTGACAGATAGCTTTTCGCCTCTGCCAACAGAAAGATTAGGGAACTTCTTTTTCATACATTCCTTTCAAAGTGTGGGCAGTCCACAAGGCTTTTAAAGTTACCACCCCACCTATTTTTAGGGTACAGGCTTTCCCAATAAGCGCCAATAGGGGCAAGTATGCCCTTGTCCCAGATTATCTTTCCATCTTTAAAGAAGTTCAAGTCTATGGCGCAGCGTTTCAAGTGGATGGAATCCATAGTCTTGGAGCGCCCGGTCTTGAAGTAGATAGCCTGTTGTTCTGGAGTACGGGCTAGTTCACCACCAGTGACTACAAAACCTTGGTCTGTGGCGTACTGGATGAGTTTGCACATGTCTAGCAAGAAGGCTGCTTGCTCTTGAGATAGGCTCATTTTGCACCCCTTATGTCTGCAAGTTTCTCAATGGTTCTGCCTCCAAAGTAGGCTCCCATGATGAGCATTCCCCAATTGCCAAGCAGGGTGACGTAGCTTTGATTAGCATTTAAACCAAACGCTGACATCATTGCAAACAAGAAATAGCCCATAAAAATGGCTACAAGGCTCAAGGGCCGTATGTTTTTGGACAACCAAGAGTCTGAACCCATATCTGATTTCCAGCGGTCAGATACGTTGTTGTCTTCATTTTGTGCTGCTTGTGCAAAGACTTTTAGGGTATCTAGTTCCATCCGGGCTTTTTGGATGCCAAGTTCTATCAGACGCTCTTCATGGTCAAATTGAAGCTGGCGCAGCTTGGCAACATCTTCCGGGGTAGGAGCATCTGGAATCTTGATGCCGAACGTGTTTTCAACTACTTCCTTGCCCTTGGCTTGAAGAGCAGAGGACAACAGTCCTAGACCGTTCTCAGCAAGGGTTCCAAGCAATGACGCGACTATAGGAATCATCAATGTTTCTCCATCAATATGGTAAGCCACCAGACACTAAATCCCAGCACTAGTAAGACTATCCCACCACCTAGCAGCCAGTTCATTATTTCGTCTAGTTCCTCTTTTTTTTTCTTAGCATTTTTCTCATCTAAGATTTCTTGCTTCTTGCGGCGTTGCTGTATGTTGTTGCGCTCAATCAGAAGCTGCTGCCAGAGGTCTGCGTGACCAGAGAGAACCATCCACTGATTCAATTCTTTCTCAGCGTCATCCAGCCGCTTGGCATTCATGACAATCTCAAAAGCCTGTGCAGTGTCAGACTTGGCAAAGATAGACTTAGGCTTAGATGCTTCCCTTTGGACAATATCCTTGGCCTCAAAGAAGCGCATCATCTCCCCGCTGATAGCGTGGATGTCTTTGCCCATTTTGATTGCTGCTTGAACCCCTTTTATTGCGGCTTGGGCTGTCGCAAAAGCTGTGATGGGGTCAATCACAGTTACACCTTATACGCCTTCACCCGGTACAAAGTAGCATTCAGAAGCAGCTTCACCAATGAACGCAATGTACATAGGAGTAGAACTAAATTGGTAAGGTACGGTAAAGACTCTGGTACTTGCTGGCACAGAAACCAATGCGTATTGCGGAGAACCGTTTGCTGGCACAGTGCAAGTAACGCTAGAGTTTGCGCTCACAACAAAGTAAGCCGGTTGTCCAGTAGCACCAGAAGGCTGGTGATTAAACACCATTAGCTGATTGCATGGGCTATCAGCAGTGATGGTAATGGTTTGGGAAGCCGTAGTGACATTAGCCTTATACGTCTTTCCTTGGGCTTGGAAAGCGATATTGTTAGCCATTAGTACACCTTGCACCCGCCGCCAGAAGTGGGGCTTTTCTTAGTGTCATAACTAGGTGTTTCTGAGAAGTCAAACACAGCGCGATAACCACCTTTAGGAAGCTGACCCGGCTCCCAACGTTCCATGCCTTTGCTGCCGTCACGGGGCAACTGAGGACGGGTTGACTTAGCTATCTGCTGATTGATGTCGTGAGGACGTTGTACTGACATTACTTTTCTCCTTTGCGGTTACTACAAGATACGCGAAAACTACATAAATTGCTAGTGCCGAGACACGCTCCCATCCCAGCCCCCACATCGTCCAGCATCCAAGACCGAACGAAGTTAGAAGAGCGAGTATAGTGATTAGACGGTCTGATATGACACCTAACGCTATGCGTACGACTGCTGTTGCATCCATGATGAATACCCTCTACTGGTTTAGAAGTAATCATCTTATCACTTCTCATCATCATCGTCTAACCCAAAACCACTGCCCCACTCAGCATCTGAGTCTTTTAGTTTCAATTGCTCTAGCTTTAAGGCACGGTCAATCACCCGCATCTTGTCAGTGATACTGGCGGTAGGGTCATTGGTAACGGAATCCATCAGGCTATTGATAGCCTTTTCCAACTCAGGATTAATGCCTTTTTGTTTCTTGCTCATGGTTAATCCTGTCGTTTTGCTGGCAAAAGAGTATTTGCTTGCAAGTATTGTTGAGCGGGGGCAAGGGTTTGGGCAGTACCAGCAACGCCAGCCCCTCTCATCGGAACGCTTCGCTGCATAATTGTTCCCAATCCTTTTGATAACGGGCTTTCTGTTGCAGATGCTAAAGCAGCACTTAAACCACCTGTAGGTTTAATTACTTGGGATTTTAAAATGTCGCCAAGTTCTCCCAAGTCTTTATACAGTGGATTAGAAGCCGCCCTACCACCTGTTCTGCGAGTAATCTCATCAAGCAACTTTTCTGGGTTAACTTGACCAGAAGCAGTGATGCCTGTCTTGCCTTCTAGCTGAATTAAGTCACTGATAGCAGACCAAGAGTTGTACTTTTTTCTCCATGCGTCATATTGTTTTGCCTCTGCACCTGTAAGATTTTTAGAAGCAAGTTCTTCTAAAGCATCTTTCAAATCATGCAAGACTTTTGCTTGTGGGCCTTTTGCACCAGACAATGCTGAGTTAACTTGAGTAATTGCTCCGCGCAAATCTTCAGCTTTGAACTGAGGACTTAAAAGTTCACCGCCAGCACGTTGACCACCAATGTTCTTTTCAATAATTGTCCTAGCAGTGTTTCCTTGTTGACCAAAAATACTTTCAGCTTCATTGACAATATCTTGTATTTTTTGTGGAAAACCCGGTTTTGATGTAAATGTTTTTCCGGCGAACAAACGTCCTACTTCATTTCCAAGTTCAGCTTGCGTCTGTTCTACCCATGCCGCATTAACATTAGTTGTTGGTTTTCCAGCCCGTGCAGTAGCTTCTTCAGTAAATTTATCTAGATTTCTAATGGCGCTCTGTGGAGTGCCACCAGAACCATATTTCATGCCTTGTGTAGCTTTTGCACCATAATCAATTTCATAACCTAAATTTTTTGCTTTTTTAGCTAAAACAGCAAGTGGCTTTTGAACGTACCCAAGAGTCCTACCCAAAACATCCGCAGTTCCTTGACCAACACCACCACCAACTATTTCAGCAACTGGTTGATATGACTCAGGAACACCAACTTCTTCAGCAAGTTGTCCAAGTCCTGTTGCTCCTAAAAAACCAAGAGTAGAAGGAATGCCACCAGTAAAAGGAGCAGAACCTAAAGCATAAGGAAGATTACGCGCTGCTCTGCGAGTTAGTCTTTCTGTAAAAGTTTTTGGTTTTGGCAAACCAGCTTGCTCTGCAATTTTTTCACCAGTAAACGGAACGGCCTCTGCTAATCCTCTTGCAGCAGCTTGTGTAGCGCCCTTAAACCCGCCAGCAGATTTGGGTGGCGGTAACAGTTCTACTCCGTCAGCAGACTTAGGTGGAGGCAATAGTTCTATTTCATCAGACATAGTTACTCCCGTATTTCTGTAACCACACCACCATACACGCGATATGTTTTTCCACCAGACCTAGCGCCTGTACCATCAGGTTTACCTTTTAAAGCAGATTCAATGTTTTCTGGAACACCAGATTTAGGCGCTCTTTCTTTAATGTAATCCGTTGTTGACCTTGCTTCCATCAAAGGAAATTGGTCTGGGTTGTTATGACGTTCTACATTTAATTTGTAAACACGCAAGTTTCTGTTGTTTTCTTCTGCACGTTCTTTAATGATGTTTATTAAAGTGTCTTGTCGAGATGCTTGGTCATACAAGTTTTGAAATTGTCTATCTAGATAAACAGAACCTCTTTGACCAGAACCACGAACATCAGATAACGCTAAACCAAACAACTTCTTTTGTAAAATTTTTGCTGCTTCTGCATCGTCTTTAGCAATGTTTCCAGATTGAACAGCCCTATCAATTGCTGCATCAACTGCTTGCGCTTTTTCTGTTGCAGCAACTCCTTCATCATCATTTTTGATACTTTTGATAGCATCCATTTTGATAAAGTTTTTAATAGCAGCCATAGCGCCAACTGCTTTTGGATTTTTTGCTATAAAGTCAGCAACTTGTTCTGATTCCTCTACTGCACGATAAGCACCTTGAACAATTTTTTTGTCTTCAGTAGAAGCACCAACTAGTTTGTCAGCAGAACCTTCTGCATAGTTTTCTGCAATGTTTCTTAGAGCAGGGCCAATGGCTTGCAATGCTTTTTCATCTCTGCGTCCTTGCGCCGCAGCTAATGTAGCCAAACGAATCCTCTCTTGAGAAGCCAAAGTATCACGATGGCGGCGTTCTGCTTGTGCGGCTTTCTCCGCATCTGAACGTAATCTAGATTCTAAATTTAATGCAGATTCAGCACCTTTTTGGCTCTCATCTACTAACTTGTAGGCATCTACTAACCGGCCTTGGTCAAGCATTGTTTTAACAATACTGCTTCCAGCTTTAGCAGCAGCAAGCCTAGCGTTTGCCATGCCAGCCTCTTTGTTGGTTGCAGCCAGCTTCACAGCGTCTTCCATCTCTTTGCGAAACTCTGCATGTTTCTGGAGCATAGCTTTAAAGTTTTTATCAAACTCTATAGACTCTTTTTTGTACAAATCAGCACGGCCTTTTTGGTGGCCTTCCAACATGCCGTTCATGGCATTCATAGCCAACATAGAGTTTTGTTTACCGCCACCGCCAATAAGCATACCTATGACGCTTACAAGGGAAAACAAACCAGCAATGTCTTTAACATTGTCTTTGGTAGGAATAAAAGCGGGAAGCGGCTCTGCTTCTAATTTTTGTTTATACGCTTCTTTTGCACCTTTTTCTTCTTCTGCGTATTTTTTAATTGCTTCTTCTTCACCAGCAAGACCTGTAACTTGTTGTTCTTGTTTTGCTGTTTCTACTGCGCCTTTTGCCTCAGTAATTTTTGGCAACAATCTGGCTTTTTCTTGTAAAAAAGGTTCAGACACGCCCAATGCTTCACTCATACCAATCTGCCCTTTTGTGGGCAATGGTTTTGGCTTGATGACTTTGGGGAGTTCTGGTGTAGCTAAATTGTCTGCCATCATGTTGCTCCCGGTGTTCCAGCAGGTGCGCCAGCTACTTGCGGTGCAGCGCCATACATGGTTCTGGTAATGTTGTTGAAATAGTTGCTAGTCAACTGGTTAACGTACTGGTCAGCTTGTAAACCAGTTTTAATAGCACCCATAGCAATGTTGTCTGCAATGCCAGACAGTTTTAGACCGTAGTCATACTGCTGTTGCAACAACTGCTGACGGAAAGCCTCTACTTGCGCCATAGACTGTTGTGCGCCTACGCCACCACGTTTCTCCGCACCCTGCGCTGCCTGTGCTTGTACTGCTTGCAATTGTTGTTGACCAACAGGAGTAAGTTCTCCACGTTGTGATTTTGCAATGATGTCTTGTCCTTGCTGACGGTAAGGTGCAGCCATTGCCATCATCTCTTCTCTTGCAGCTTGTCCAGCTTGTGCAGCCTTGTTAGCCTGATAACCGCCAACAAGTGCTTGTAAACCACCAATGCCAAGTTTTGCAAGTGTTTCTTCTTTTAAGCCTGTAGATTTTGCAATCCTACCTAACAACTCAGGGTCACTTCTTGCCTCTGTAGGTTGCACTGCGCCTAACGCTGCCGCTTGGTCTGCGTACTGTCTACCAGCACCGTATTGTTGATATTGCTGTGGAATGTCAAACTCAGGACGGTATGCTTCTGCCGCTTGTCTGCCAGCCCCATATTCCGCATATTGTTCTGCAACACTTGGTTGAGCAGTAACATCAATTGCTGGAGAAGTGCTATCTGTTGGAACATCAGGCAATTCTGTTTGAGTTTGCGTTACTGGAGTTTGAAAACTGTCATATCCAGCTTCTTCATCCTCAAAAGAAGGAACACCTGTATCTGCATGTGGTTTGCCAGAGCCTCCCCGTGCTTTTAACAGGTCTGCTTCCTCTTGGTTGATATACGCAAGCATGTGACCGGGCGGGGCTTTCTTTTGCAAGAGCCGGGCAATTTGACGAACATCGCCGCCAACAGAAGTTAGTTTTCTGACTGCTGATACCATGATTAAATTCCTAGCGCGTCTTTTAGACGCAGTGACGATTCATTCCACACGTTGCTACGCTTCTTCCCTGTTGACGGGTCTTCTATCTCACCAGCCCCCCGGTAAGCTGATATTTTTAATGCCTCTGACAAAACTTTAGAAGGCGGTGTTACTGTTGGCTTTGGTGGCGTAACAGTAGTAACTATCTTAATTGTAGGACTGTACTTAACGGTAGGGCTAGGGCTAGGCTCTACAGTAATTATTGTTGGTGAAACTTTAACAGTTGGTGTTGAAACAATATCAACGCTAGGAAATACGGTTTGGGTTGCTCTAACGGTAACTGGAGAAAGAGTAGGAGTTACAGTAACTCTACCAACAGTTGCTGTAGGAGACAGTGAAGGGGTTACTGTTGTAACTATTTCAACAGGAATTAACGAAGGCGTAACCGTAATTCTTCCTACAGTTGCAGTAGGAGATAACGTAGGAGTAACAGTAATTCTGCCCGTTGTTACCGTAGGAGACAAAGAGGGCGTAACAGTAGTAATTACTTCAACAGGATTTAACGTTGTAGTTACGCTGCGAGTTCCTACTGTTGCTGTAGGTGACAATGTAGGAGTAACTGTAGGTGTAGTGCCACTAACAGTAACTGAATTAAGTATTTGTTCTATCAGTTGTTGAGTAACATTTTGAGTTACTTGAGTTCCTACTGTTGACTGTATGGTAGGACTAACACTGACAGTAGGAGTTGCAGCCACTGTCACTTGTTGCAACACAGAACCCGGAATAGGAGTAGGAGTTGCAGCTATCAAGTTAATAATTGATTGCGTGACGTTCTGAGTTGCTTGAACAGTAACGCTGGCAAACATATTGTTTACTGCTGCATCTGCATCATCAAGAGCCTTTTGTTTTTCGTACGCTATGTCTTCAGCGGTTTTAGTTCCTGTTGGCGTTACTGTTGCAAACGCTTTTTCTACCGCAGCGTCAGCTTCATCAAGTGCTACAAGTCTATCTTCTTCTATATCTGCTGCTGTTTTATATACACCAGTTAATGTCTTTTTACCAACTCTACTTGCTAATTGGTTTAACGCAGCAGTAATAGCGCCAGCTTCACCGCCAGTAACAGCGCCACCAACGGTAGCGCCTATCAAGTCAGAAGTAGCTTGGCTTGCACCATCAACAGCAGCAATGTATGCAGAGGAGGCAGCAGAACTTACAAGGCCAGCAGTAGCTGCTCTTGCAATGTCATCTGCACTACCACCCATAAGAGATGTTTTAACGGCAGAGCCAGCAGTAGAAACAATAGCATTAGTGATGTCTGCATTGCCAATAATTTCATTGACAGCACCAGCAATTTGTTGAGAGCCAGTGCTAACTACAGAATTAACAACAGCATTTCTTAAAGCTGTTTCTAAAGGAACACCTTGTGCAACAGACACTGTTGCGTTGGCAATAGCAGCACCTAACGCATTTGCAAAAGCACCAGCAGAAACAACACCAGCACTTACAAGAGAAGCAGTAATAGCTTCACCAAGACCGGGAACAATAAAATTTAACGCTACGCCAATAAGAGGCTCAAAACCACTAAGAGCACCACCCCGTTTTATTGTATTGCTGTAGGTTCCATTAGCATCAAAATTTACATAGGTGCTGTTGCCGGGGTCAATACGGTAACCTATAGGTGGGCCGTAACTAACTGTTTGTGTTGAACCGTGTGGGCCAGCAATTTGTTTTTGTGCATAAACAGTATCAAACGTATTGCCAAGTTGTTTTTCTAAAGCAAGTATTGACGCTGGTTTTGGTTTCTCAATAATCGGAGGGGCATAGTTAGGGTCAGGTTCATACCCCATCAATATCTGTTGACCACCACGATTAGATTGATAAACAGGCAGCATTCCTACCCCACCTGTTGCGGATAGTGGTGTTATTTCTTGTGGCCTACTATTACCCGGCATGTCAGACTCCCAACTCCGCAGCTATTTGCTGGTGAATAGACAGGTGAACACCCAGCCAATCGTAAAAATCATCCTCCACATTCCAATCAACGTCTAGCAGTTGGAAAGGGTTATCAAGCAAAAGGATAGAAGCCAGAGCCTCATGCTCTTGGTTATGCACAAAAAGCCAATCATCAAGGTTTGATGGGTCTGCATCTATGATGGGGTACTTAGGATAAGTAACGCCTGTATCAGTAACTATTTGATGAAACAGACGATGCTGAACACCGTTCTCCCACAGCATCTCCGCTAGGCCTTCTTTGTCCCCAAATTTGACGTAGCTTAATGAGTCCATGTTCATTCTTTATCTCTCCAAAACTCATCACGGATAAGAATGTAAGTTTTCAGAATAGTGAAAATGATAGTAGCCCACACCATCAAGTCAGATGACGTAATGTGACTTGCAACAGTCCCCACCCAGATGATGAACAAATCTAGGACAGAAGCGTTGGAGTTCTCAGTGGTTTCCATATTAGACGGCGTAGTAGGGTATTTTTACGGTTGTACCGTTCAACAAAATAGGAATGTAGCCAGCAGGGACTAGAGGCAAGCTGGACGTTGCAAACGTCACTGTTGAGGAAGTAGTGGCAGAGATGTTCGCACCAGCAAGGGTGAGATTGCCTATGTTTGTTACGGTAGAGCCAAGAGCAATAGTGGTATTGCCGATAGTGACACTAGAGTTTTGAAGGTTAGCGTTGGTGACCGCAATAGTGACGTTGGCAGAAGCAGTCAACCGTCCTTGCGCGTCTACTGTGTACTGTGGAACAGCGGTAGCCGTGCCGTAAGAACCAGCAGCAACAGCGGTGTTATCCAGAGAAATAGTGCCGGTAGTAGTAACAGGGCCACCAGTAAGACCCGTACCTGTAGCTACGTTGGTAACAGTACCAGTTCCAGCAGCAGGGCCGTTAGCAGCAAGGGTGATACGTCCTTGTGCGTCAACAGTTAAGTTTGCACTGGTATAAGTACCGGCAGTAACAGCAGTATTGGCAAGAGAGATGGTTCCCGTAGTCGTGATGGGGCCGCCCGTCAACCCTGTGCCGGTTGCTACGTTAGTGACGGTTCCGCTACCGCTACCACCAGTTCCTGTCTGTACTGTTTTTAACATGGTTATAGTCCATCGCCGGGAGTGATATAAATAGCAGCCGTACTACTACCCGTTATGCCTGTGAAATAAGCATTAGGCACAAACGAAAGAATTTCATCTGTACCCGCTAGTAGTGGGTAAGCAGGGCCAGTAGATGTAACAACAGTTGCATTGTTAGTAGCATCACCAGAGGCAACACCGTATCCTAGAAACACGGTAACACTTCCACTATTGATAATGCGGTACTGATTGCCGCCAAGAGTAGTAGAAGAGGCTTGCACAGGCGTAGGAGCAGACGTAGCAGCCGTGAAGACTACCGTGTTTCCTGTTCTGGTAAATGCGTTGGTACTCATCTTATGCTCCTGTAGTGCCTACTTGGACTGTATCAGTAGATTCCCATTGGCATGTATCTTCATTCAACACCCAGTTGCCATCTGGTTTTGGCGGTATAAAAGCATCGCGGCTGCTGTCATAGGTGTACCCAATACCAGCAAAGTTTTTACGGATGTTTCCGTTGTAAGAAGTCTTTTTCCAAGTTCCTCCTAACAAACGTTCACAAAAAGCTACACCAATAGACTCTTTTTCTTCTCCTGTTGCGGTAGAAGTATCTGCGTTAGAAACAACAATTACACGCAACACTATGTTGTTGGTATCTAGTTCAGCAAAATGTGCCATGTCAACTCCAATTAAACTTCTACAACTTGTTCCATACTTTTCTTTTGCGCCGTGATTGTTTCAATCTGGTCAGGCAAAAAAATTGTATTTATTGACTCTTCAAAAGCCTTAATCTTTCCCATAGTCTCCCAAACTTCACTCATGCTTGGACAAGGCCGTGGGTCTTCCCAATAGGTAATTTGATTGTTTTCAATTCCCCATTTAGCACCCGGGCGTAACAAGTGCATAGCTGTATCAATGCCGTAGAGTTGGTAGATTTTCATGTTAGTTCAATTTCAAAATAACAATACCAGAACCACCAGCGCCAGAATCAAAAGGCCCACCTCCAGCATTGCCGCCTCCACCGCCACCGCCTCCAGTATTTGCAGTTCCCGCAACACCGTTAGAAACGCCATATTCTCCACCAGCACCACCGCCACCGGCTCCACCTGTTCCAACGTGATTGCCAGAATAAGCACATCCACCACCACCACCAGCATACGTTACAGACGTTCCAGAGATAGAAGATGCAGCCCCAGCGCCACCATTACCAGAATTATTAACGGCATAACCACTTTGTCCAACAGCACTAGCACCGCCGCCACCACCAGTTCCATACGGAATAAAATCTCCTCCCGCATATCCTTGTCCAGATGTACCAGTTCCTCCCGTTGCTGATACAACGGTTGCTGCACCACCACCAGAACCACCATTGCCAACAGATGCGTTTCCAGAACTTGAACCACCACCACCTCCACCGCCTCCAGTAGAAGTTATAGAACTGAACACAGAGTTGCTTCCGTTGTTTCCAACAGAACCAGAAGAAACTAATGCACCGCCAGCGCCCACTGTAATTGTGTAAGTAGTTCCCGGTGTTACAGACAAACCAGAACCAACACGCATACCGCCAGCACCACCGCCTCCACCAATACCGCTGTTAAAACTTTCACGGCCTCCACCGCCACCACCGGCTACTACAAGATAGTCAACAGTAGATATACCAGCGGGTGCAGTCCATGTTGTAGTGGATGTAAAAGTAAAAGAAGCTCCGGGAGAAACTTTGTAACTCAAAACAACAATACCAGAGCCTCCGCTACCCGCTATTCCTCCTGTAGCGCCAATACCACCACCTCCACTGCCTGTGTTTGTTGTTCCTGATGTTGCATTATTACTACCACTATCCGAACCAGCACCGCCAATGCTAGAGCCTCCAGCACCACCACTACCAGAATAAGCACCGCCGCCACCGCCACCAGCGTAGGTTACAGATGTTCCAGAAATACTTGAGGCCACGCCTATGCCGCCAGAAGTTCCTCCAGACCCACTACCATCAATTCCAACAGAACCAGCGCCGCCTCCACCGCAAGCGCCATAAGTGGCTGGAGTACCTGTTCTGCTGCCGCCAGCATAACCTTGTCCAGATGTTGCGGAGCCTCCCGAATGATTATCAGCACCACCGCCACCACCAGAACCTCCTGATACACCATTAATAGATGATGCAGTTGCTGGGCCACCCCCACCTCCACCAATTGCCGTTAAAGAAGAAAAAACAGAATTTCCACCTGATGTGCCTGCTGTTGCGTTTTGATTTGGAGCGCCTGCGCCACCAGCGCCAACAGTAATTGTGTAAGTTGTTCCAGACGTTACAGAAAAAGCAGTTCCAGTTAATAAACCACCAGCGCCGCCACCGCCGCCGCCACCGTTAAATGCTGATACATTACCACCGCCACCACCGCCACCAGCAACAACTAAATAATCAACAGTTGTTACACCTGTTGGGCAAGTCCATGAATTAGTAGACGTAAAAGTAGAAATTATGGTGTATTGGCTAACACCATAAGTTCCAAGAATAAATTGGAGAACACCGCTCATGTCAAAGCACTTCCAGAAATTATCCAAGTTGTGTTTGCCGTTTTTAATGCTGTTGCTACGCCATATTGGGCCAGTGAACGTGAGCCTGTAGTGCCAGCACTAGACAAATACATGGTGTCAGTAGTGATAGCAATGGTCACTGCGTTGGCAGACAAATTTACAAAGTTGACTGCCGTGCCAGTTGCATACGACACAGAACTGTTAGCCGGTATTGTGTAAGTAGCAGCCGCTGAACCAGACGCATGGTAGATGTGTTTGCCAGCATCAGCCGCAACAAGCGTGTAGTTGCCTGTCTGTGGGTTTTGAGGAATGGTCAAAAATCCAATAGCGTTTGTTCCATCCACTGTGCAATTTGCAAGTGTAGTAATGGTGTTGCCAAGCTGGACTGCCGTGTTTCCAATAGTGATAGTTGTAGCAAAGTTGCTATCCAACTGGGACAAAGGAATAGCTGCTGTAGCTGTGCCAAAGGTATAGGGGACTGCCATATTAGAACCTCACTCTTAATTCATGTTCAAATTCAAATGTGTTGTACACAAAAGCTGAATTGTTACTGGTTATTGTCAAACCAAGATATTTGCCGTATTGCTGCGCGTCACTCTTGTATAACGCATACCCGTTGGAAGTTATCCAGCCTATAGTTGTGCCGCTGTTGTTTTTCCAAGTTATCGTTGTACCGTTATTGTTATACCAAGTGACCGAATTGTCTAGTACATAAGTGGGGCTGGAACCCGCCTCACTGTCTACAGTCACATTTAGGGTTGCCGCATTAGTCAAAGTGGCTTCAATACCAAATTTGAGGGCTTGTTTTGTCCGTATAGGGTCACCCATAGGCATAAGAGCGGTGCGAATAGTGCTGGTTATAGCTGCCGTAGCGTTTCCATACAACCTATTCAAATCTAACCCGGTAGTGCCGTACAGGTTTATCAGGCCGGACAGGGGGACGGAGGTAATGTAGGAAAGACTGCCTTGGCTGGTGACAAACCACTTCTTTTCAAAAAAGATGCACTGAATTTGCCGGGGCGAGGACAGTGGGTCATTGTAGGTAAAAGAGAAAGCCGCGCATAGGATGTTATTCAGCAGCACCTGACCGCCAGACACCGGCTTGGTAAAGTCAATGTTTGGAAAAATGCCGTCCAACTGGTCAGAAATCTTGCTGGTGGTAGAGCCAACAAGGGCGTACATACCGTAGTCGTTCATAAACAGAACGGAACGGAAGTACGGGAAGATAGAGTAAATCCTTCTTGTACCTACGCTGGCACTGACATTGGTGTTGGTGAACAAGGTTGCACCCGTGCTAGTAACACGCAAGTCTGAGAACACGTTGATACTGTCATCGCCAAACACATACAAAAAGTTATTGGCAGATAACAAACCTTGTATGTTGCCGTGCAGCGTAGAGTCTGTCAGGGTAAAAGACCCGGCAGACACGGATGTAAAGTCACTATAACTTCCAGCAGCAGAGTAGTACACAGTACGTCCAGCCGCTACCCATGCTCTGCCTGAGAAGGTGGCAACGTCAACAATCTGGTCTGTATTGATAATGCCGGTAGCGGTAGCACCAGAACCAGCGGGAGAACTGCTATCTGCTAATACTACCGTCACGTTGGAGTTGGATGTGTATCCAGCCCCGGCATTTGACATGATGACTTGGGTAATTTGACCGCCACTGACAATAGCATTACCTGTTGCTCGTGTTGTCCAGCCGTTTCCATCCCCGATAGTCACTGTGATGTTGGATGAGTTGGTGTAACCCGTGCCAAAAGTGTTCATCACTACAGACACTGTACCTGTTTTAAAAGTAATCAGCGAGGCTACGGCGGTAGCATTAACAGTGGCATTGCCGCCAGCAATAGTGATGGTAGGCGGGGACGTATATCCTTGACCGGCGTTTGTCAGGGTGATACTGCTTACTACATTGCTACCAGCAACATTGCTTATAGTAGCTACAGCAGTTGCTTGTATGTTTCCTGTTAACTCTTGCGGAGCAGAAAGGGTGATAGAGGGAGTAGTGACGTATCCGTTACCCGCATTCCTAATACCTATAAGGCCTACAGAACCAATGCTGGATAGGTTAGCCCCATCCCAAGTAAACAAACCTTGGCTTGGGTCACCAATGATGACACGCTGGTTCTTGTATTGGGCCGCAGACACACCAGAAGCAGAGAACGTCCCTGCCGCAGTTATATTGCCTCTGTTGGCAGTTCCGCTGCTGTCTAATTTGACGTACTGCGCTGCGCCGTTGGTTTCAAAACCAACAACGTAATCATTAACATCAATGTTGGCAGACGTAAGGTAGCTGACAGTATTAGAAAAAGTAATGGCGTTGCCGGTAGAGTCTTTGACAGCAGACTGCGCCGGAACAATCTTAATATTGGCGTGACCAATCGGCATGGCATTTTCAATCCACGCAAATTCGTCTTCTTTGATTGCCGTCCTGTTAGCCTTTGTGTTTAGGCTAGTGAAGTTTTTAACGACAGCATAAGACTTTTTTTGTTCTGCCGCTGCCATGATTAGTACGCTGAAGAGTAAGGGTCTGGAATACGCCGTGTAAACACAGAGTTCAACACTGCATTGACATGCTTGCCGTACTCTTGTTTGTAAATTTCAGCTTCACCGTAGCTTTGTTCTTTGTACTTGGCTTTGTAAGCCGCATAGAAAGCTACAGGAGTTGTGTAAGGAGCAACTATAGAGTCAGTGATGTTCGGGTCTGTTGTTGTCAAAGCCGTAGGCATAACAACCGTGTCCAACTCTATGTAATAGCTTTGGTCTGGCACTGGAGAGATGTAAATCTGCCCCTGACCATAAACGCTATAACAAATAGGCCGTCCAACGTAGTTTTGCCAGTAACGTAACTGAGCATTAAAGTTTGACCAAGGCAAATAGCGTAGCGGGATGCGGCTGTTTCCCCAATACAAATTGACGTTGATGATGTCTAACGTGTACTGAGCATTAGGCATTGCGGCATAGCTAATAATTTCCGCATTGCTGGAATATTGCAGAGTAGCCGTACCATCTGTGAAAGGAGCAGCCGGTGGGAATGTGCTTCCAGAGGCCGGGTATGGCGGGGGAGATGAGCCAGTTGTACCGCTGGCAGTTACCGCATAGATAAAAATATTGGAGAAAAGGAACTGACCGGCTGTTACAGCGGTATTAGCAGTCCAAGATGTTGCTGCAACCCCTGTCGTAGACAAAGGTGTTTGGGTAATTTGTAACGTGCGAAGGCAACCAGTATCTCTGACTACTCGCTGACGGGCATCATTAATGTAGTCCGTTAACTCGCCGTCAGACCAGAAGTTCCCGTTAGCATCGTGTAAAAGCCGCCGGACTTCCGTAATGTAGGAAGAAAGTGTTGCCATGTGGCTTCCATTTTAGGCTGCCCTTTGATTAACTTTTCCCCCCGCGTGTTTTTCAACACGCAGAGGTACTACGCTAACCGCCGAGGGTAGGGAGCGGTCTTGTTGGGCCGACTGATAAGTTATCTCAAACTTGTTCAGTCTCTCAATCCCAGAATTTAAGTCTGCATGAGAACGTATCCAACCCAGACGGGCCAGATACGGTTCTTTGTCTTCTGCACCGTAACCAAATACATGCTTTGCAACATGCAGAGGAACTTCTACGGGTTTACCCCTAAGAAACTCATAAAAGACTCCACCGTACCCGTCTGTGAGTGCGGAGTCGCTTTTGTTGGTTACGATTACAGTTTCGGTCATAGGTTCACAATGTCACCGTACACCGTAATATCAACTGTTGCATCATTAGCAGTAATCACTTTGACCCACAGAGCGCCAGACGAGTACACGTTAGAAACGGCATTCGCGGTAATGACGGCATCTTGGTAAGTGGAGTTGCTTACAACATTAGATAGTTTGGCAGTAGTAATCACAGCATTGGCAAGCGAACCATCGCTAGACGTAATGATACTTACGTTAGCGGTGGCAGCACTTGCGTTTGCGTTATTAAAGGTGACACGGCGCACTATGTAGGACGTACCAACCACAGACATGACGGCAGCAGTATTGCTGACGGTATTCAGTGGAACATTAACGGCAGTTGCAATGGCAAAGTTGCCAAAGGAATCACCGCGCAGTGGGCCTACTTGGTTTGCGTTCATGTCTGCTCCTTAAGTATTGAACGTACCGGGAGCGTTGTTGCCGCCGTTAGACGTATACAGAGTCAAAGTCTGAGTAGATGTTGTTGCGTTTCCACGCACGTTCCATCCATCAGAAATAACTGTACCGCCAGTGTTAGCTGCAATGTACGTTATCCAAGAGTTTGCATTCGTATTGGTATACGCATTTACCTCAATAGTCACGTTGTTCGTGGTTTGAGGAAGAATGTATGTACCAGCCGGAATGAACTGAGCAGACGATGTGCCAGCATTCATCGCAGTAGCATTACCAATACCAACAGCGGTAATGGTGATACCTTGAAGGAACGCACCAGCCGTGTTAGTGGCTGCATTGGCAAGTAGGATTTTATTTAGAGCTAATGACATGTTTTATGCTCCTTACAGTGAGAGGTAGTTGTAACCTGTCACCTTGGTCATCGACTTAGGTTTGACGTTCACCAGTTCGGCAATCATCAAAACTGCACCGACATAACCAATCTGCCAGTTCGGGAGTGTGGATTCAAATCCTGTAAACACAAACGAACCTTGCTCATGGATGTAGAGCGACAGATAGTTAGTGTTGAGGAAGTAAACCGTACCTTCTGGGCAGTAGGGGTCAGGATAGATTGGCACACCGGCAACCATCAAAGCGCGGAAAGCTGCTTGAGGGCCGTTGTTGTCGCCATCAAAGCCGGAACCGGGAGTGATGACATATTGCTCTTGACCTACGAAGTCTTGAGCCAACAGTGTCCATGTACCAAAGCCGCAAACACCAAAGCTAGGCATTTCAGCACCGTTCTTCACAGTACCAGAAATGTATTGCAGAATGTTTTGACGGGTAGGGTTAACAGAACCGGCAGCGTACTGCTTGGATTTCCACCATGTGTAGGTAGAACGGTTGATGTTACCGTAGGTTTGCAGAGTTGTACCGTCATCCACAGCACCGGGCAGTCCAATGAACTGTTGGGTGTTGGTGGTGTTGTTGTACAAAGCCGTAGCCATTGCGTCCATCATCACGTTGGTGGCATCGTTCATACGAGCCTCAATCAACGGGATAATCGCTGCATCTTGTTGAACTGCGCCTTCCATACCGAGGAACGGCACGGGAGAAATCATCAGTTTCAAGTCAAATTCAGCGTTGTAAGCACCCTGTTGAACTGACGGCTGGGCAAAAGAGCCGCTGTAGTCAGACCACTGAGCATTTACAAACTGTGCGCCCTGTACGGGAACAGTTACAGAAGAAACACCGCCGGAGGCTTGCTGACTATTGCTAATCAGTGCTGCCAACAAAGGTGTTGAGTTATAAAGCTGGACAACCAGCTTGGGAATAAAGGCTCTACGAGTTACATAGGTCAGTTCAGTAAACTGATTCGACCCTGTAGCTGGTAGGATGCCGCCGCCAATAGCCATAAGGCCTCCTTACGTCTTGATAGACAAACAATACCCTCTTATAAACCGATTGGGCGAGTGGGCTTACGCAAATCACTCAATGCCCGTGCTGCTTCTTCACGCGCTGCACCTACCGGGTTCTTCCAATACTTGTTGAGGTCAAACTGTTTAACAGGTGACGGGTTGTATCCAGAAGAGGTAGGCACTGCGGCTTGTTTCATCCAGTTGTGATACTGGGCTGCTGTTTCATGGTTTGTAATACCTTGCTCCAGCATAATCTTTTCTACGTCCCTGACTTCCTCTTCAGAAGAGATAAGTCCCTTCTTCACAAGAGAATTACGGCGGCTCTGCAATTCTGCAATTGCATCACGCTCACGCAACTTTGCTTCTAAGGCTTGTACACGCTGTTCTGACTGATTGACAGCATTGCGCGTAAAGTCTTCCATCTCAAGTTCTGGAATAGGAAGGTCTGGTTTAACCTTCTTGGTCATCCGCAAGAACTCTTTACGAGTCTCTGGATTCTCAGCCAGCATTTGAGACAGGGAAGCCAGTTCATCACGGGCTTCAAAAGATACGTTTTCAAGTGACATAGTTTTACCCTCTTAATGTCTTAAATTACTTTTTTACCGTCACCGGGCTTTTGGACAGCCATTCCAGTTTTTCCAACTTTAGCGGGACTGTTAAGTCCACCAAATTGAGCAAAACGGGGAGTGTTGACCATTACGCCGTTATTCTGATTGTTGTCAGTAGGACGGCGGGGGGCTGCTGCGCCACGGGGTTTAAATAAATCCATGATGGACTCCTTACATTGGGGGGGGTTGTGGTGCGCCGGGTGAGGGCATACCGGGAATCGGCGCGCTTGCCATTGCTTTTCCCTCTGGGCTTGCGCCACCAGCTTGAGGTAGAGTTTGCAGCATTTGCAGAATCTCTGATTGCTGCAACTCATTGGTTTTGTTCTTGCGTGGCCCCATGAGGCCCGTCAGCGAACGAATAGCAGCCAATGCTTTTTGGCCTTCTACAGATTCTGAACCAAGTGCGGGAAGGGACTGCTCTAGCAAGTCCATTGCCATGCCAACATTAATCATGGCAGCTTCTTTGCTGCCCATCTTAGGTTCTGGAGTAGACATAGGTGAGGACATTGGAGGCGTTTCCGCATCCGACATCGCACCAGCACCGCCGGGAATTTCACCGGGAGGGGGGGCTGGCACAGGCGCACCCGCTGAGCGGTCACCCTTCATTAACTCCATCAATTTATCTGACGGTACACCCATAACTAACTCCTTTGTGGCGTTTGTACCACATACAAACACTTTGTCAATAGGTGGCGGTTATTTATCATCCAACCGCCAATGATGTGCTGCTCTAGGCAATCAGGGTTTAACCCCTGATTACTTGCGAGACTTACGTCCTTTACGACCTTTACGCATAGTGCGCTCCTTCATCAAGGCGGCCACTTACTTTATAGGGGAAGCAGCCATACCCTTTCCTTACGGAACCTTACCGGCGAGTCTTCCGACCCCGTTTGTGTGCTTTGTACATACTTTACTCCAGTTAATTAACGGCGAGCGTAATCACGTTGACTGCGCCCACTGTTAGTTTTATATCCAACTTGACGGTATGTCAAGTTAGGGCTGCTTTCTCCACGCTGCAAACTAGAAGTGCCTACCCTTGGCTGGTCTGCCTTGGGTTGAGTAACGCCACTAGATGCTGAACCTTGTGTAGCCATTATTGCTCCTTTGGGGGTGCTTTTTCCTTGGGCGGGGGCTGTTGGGCGGCTTTTTCCGCTTGTTTTTGCTCCATTACCTTCAGTCTATCTTTGAGCAATTGTTTCATTGGTGGCTCAAGTAAGTCAAGCAGAGATTCTTTGTCAATAACTTGTGCCTTGAACAAATTGAAGGCCAACTGGCGCAAATCTTCCATAAAGATGGGCGAATTGCTGTGTGCATCTACTTTGACCACAAAATCCTTGGTGAACTGCTCGGCAATGAACGGTGTACCCTTTACATCCTTGAAATGGGTGTTGTCATAGGCTTGCATACACTTGAGGTACAAGGTAGCCAGTTTTTCTAAGCTGTCTTCAATGACTAACGCCCGTTTTTTGGCACGGCTAGAGCCTAGACGAGCAAGTTGGCTGGCGTGACCAGTAGAGCGCACCCCGGATTCGCCCTTGCCTTGAAGGATAGACGAAATACCAGATGCCTCTTCAAACATGGCATCAATCTCACCAATCTCTTTGAACAAGTCAGGCGGGATAGTAGGTGCTAGTTTCTCTACCTTGGCATTTGGCATGTCAGTTGCCAATAGTCCACCAGCGCGGTTGAGGGCAAAATTCTTTTCGTCTAGGATGCCGGTAAAGCCAATCAGGGCGGTAGGCGGCGATACCTGTTTACTCAGCAAGTCTAAGATTTCAGACATACGCTTAGTGCGTAGCTGCTGCAAGTAAATCAGACGGGCAACTTCAGATGTTCCCCAGAAATAATCGTATTGTGGGTTAGGACAGATTTGGACAAAAGGCAACTCGCCTTTCAAGAACACAGATTCTCCGGGGCGGTCATAGATGATGATGTCCGGCTCTGCTCTGGTGACAACCTGATAGTCACTGGTGTCATCGTTCCACACCCACAACTCTGTCATTTCCACTGTCTCTTCCGCAACAACAGCCTTGTACCTATTCATGCCGGACAAATCCAGATTGACGTTACCGTACATAGTGGGGTTGCTGGCAGAGAGAATAATTTTCTCTACGCCGTTAGAAACTTCTGTGCGCTCATGCTGCGTTGCGCTGACACGCTTAACAATCTTGTCCCGCTTCGGGTGCGAGTACAAACGGGCATACAACTCTGACTTGGTGATGTAGTACGTCTGGACAATTGCTTCTTGTCTGTCAGTGTACGGGCTGTCTTCTCGCAACACACCCATGCAACCCGGCTCCACCATGTAGGGGTGGATACCGTTGTTCATGATTATTTTTACAAACGTAGAACTGTAAGCCAGTGACCAAGAAACTGCTTGCGAGAAAACTTGGTCAGCATTGCTGTTGAGCCACTCATCATTGAGCGCACGGGTCAGCGTTGGAATCTTGGTGTGTTCTGCTTCATTGACGGCAGCACCAATATTGATACTGAACCTTGTTGTTTCTGCTGAGTACAGGAAGGAAGTCAGTTGGTCAATGTGTGGAAAGATTTTGTTGTACAGGGCCGGGGTTTCACTTGGCCCGTTTCCAAACAAATACCAACTCCGCAGCGCCGCATAGTCAGGCTTGCGTTCATCCCTTGACACCAGACACTTTTGTATCAGGTCAAGGTAGAAAAGTTCCCTGTCTAGTGGTGCTGATGGAATTTTCATGGTTTAGGAACTGAAAGGTTTTCGTGGTCTGGAATATATGACGCAGGTTTTGGCCCTGTCAAGTTCCCCGCTTCTTTCGGATTAATCCCCACAGATTCTCCCATGACAGACTTAAATTGTCCACCAAGGACGGATTTCATAGAGATATTACCGCCATTTCCCCAGATTGCGGAGTCACCAGCCCGTCCTTCTTTCTGTTTTTGGCTCTCAAAGTGCTCACTGGCGGCTGTAGCCTCTGCATATTGCTTGTCATTGAGTTTGTTCTTACGCTTAAGGTATCCACTCTGGTGTTCTCCCTCTTTGGTAGACTTGATGTCCGTCATATCAAAGTCTTTTGCCAATCCTTCCAACGTTTTGTCCGTTTTGGCGGTTTTTGCAGACCTTGTACCCACTGGTTTCAAGTGAATGATAGATATGGTGGCTTTGCAGTGCTTCATGGGGCATTCAGCCTCCCATGCTTCAAATACACCGTGTGATTCGCAATAATAGTCTCGCAAGATAGCCATAGTTACCCTCTAAGTGCTTCGTTAAGGTCAATTTCACTGTAATCATGGCGGTTGACCATTCCCACCTTGATTTTTATCCCGTCAGAGGTAACTTTTAGCCCCATACCCGCCATCATGGGGGGTTCTGGAACCTTTCTGTACTCCACATACCGGGTTAAATCTTTGCGCCGCATTACTCTCACGTTCCCTGCTTTCCACTGCGTATAGGCTTTGTTGACCCGCATCTGGATATATTCGGTCAGAGGTTCGCACTGCCGGATGAAAACATCCCGGAAATGCTCCTTGTGTATCCCCGCTAACTCGCAAAACAAGGGGATAGAGATGCCTCTTTCCTTGTCAGCATGGAACTTTTGTATCTGCCGTATCAATTCTTTCTTGGGTAGGATAATCATGAGCCATACATCCCTATCTTTTTAAGGTAGTCGCTTACGTTTCTGCCCACAGAGATTTGTTCCGGGGTGTAGTCTTCCTGAGATTTGCTTACTTCACGGGTAATTCTGGCAGAGATGAGGCGGGGCTGGACTTGCTCTGCGTAGGCAACACAAGCCAGCGCCGCAGCAATAACCCGGTCATCCTTGGCTCTGCCGGGTGCGCCGATAAACCCGTCCTCACGCACAATGGTCTTCATCTCTTCCAATAAGTCCATGCTGCGTACTCCCATCATAGTACGCTCAAAATAGTCTTTCATGTACGCCAGCATCCGCTCTTTGGTAGAACTGGTGGTCAAGAATCCTATGCTCATGCTTGGGCCACCTAGCGAGTCATTACGCCGCCAGAGGTAGTTGGACATGTTGCCAAGTACGTCCATCAAGTCAGAACCCATCTTGTTGTTCATGCTGACAGCCATTCTCTTGAGAGTACGAATCTCATTGATGACTGCTTGTCCGGGGCCGTTGATTTCCAGATTGAGGGTAGAGTTCTTGTACGCTCCAGCCAAGTGCGCTATCACCCACGCAAACTGGTAGGTGTTCATCTCGCTGGTGGCAAACTCTGCAACTTGGTCTAGCCCGTTGGCGTAGCAGCGGAATACTTGGATACAGAACCTGTCTGCCCAATCACTGCTGCCGTAAGCCGGGTCTGCGCCTATAACGTAGTACGCAGTGTCCAGCGGCTCTTCCCAGACCTTTAAAGTGCCAAGGCGCTCAGTAGACTTGATGACTTCCGTGTCTTGAAAGGATTGACCAAAGACATAGCGGTAGTGGTCAGGCAATAGCTTCTTAGATTCTTTGGCAGCTTCCGTGCAGCGGGTGTGGGAGAAGAAGCTGGTTCCTGTCATCACAAAGGCGTAGTCTTCTGTAGGTGGAAACTCTTGGTACATCAGGGTTTCGTCTTTGATACCTTCTGCTAACTTCCAGCGCCACCATGCCATTTGCCGGGAGTTAATCTC